AGCCTTGCAAGTTCTTCTTCATCTCGCTTTACTCTTTCTTCTTGAGAATAAGGTCTATTCATAAACATTGCTTTTTTAGGTGTAGCATCTTCCACCATTACTTTAGTAGCTTCTTCAGCCATTTGTCTTCTCCTTGGGGGTTATCGTAGCCAATTATTGTTGGGGGATAAGTAGCCTATTATTGTGGATTATTAACGTGAAGCTAATCCACCTCGCTTCATCTTCTTGACTTTAGGTTTCTTTTTACCTGCTAGTCCACCTATGTTAAAGTCCATACCACTCATATCACCAAAACCTCCGGGGTCATTATTGGTGTCGCTTGGAGAATCACTATAACCACCGTCATCGTCATCATTATTAGGAGATAAAGAACTTAGAGAAGGAGGCGTGTAACCACCATACTGCTGTTGCTCATCTTCTTTCTGTGTCACAGACTCATTGTAAACATCTTGAACAGTAGACGGTAAACTATTGTAAGTGTCTACATTGAAAGAACCATCATCGTTTTTAGATGCATCTTCAACAGCATCTATGTAAGCATCTCTTACTCTATCGTCTATATTTTCAATACTAAAAATAACGCTTTGGTCATCTCCAACTATTTTATCAGCTTGTACCACGGCATCTACTATAGCTCGTGCTTGTCTATTAGAAAGGTTAGGGTTGCTTTGTTTTAAATCTTGTAAGGTTTTTCTAGCATTTGCATGTTGTTCTATTAGGCTCTTAGCTTCTGGACCCATAGGGTTTTTTACTATGGCATTTGTCACTTCAGCAGATTTGGTTAAGGTAACACCACCTAATGTAAACTTACCTGTTCCACCTTCAGGAACACCCTTACTTCCTATACTAATAACATTTGCTAAAGCACCATATATACCCGGAATACTGCCCGGAACTGTGTAACCTATACCGAATGTAGTAGCACCTTTAGTTAGTGAACTACCTCTGACAGGACCACCTAATCTATTAGTCTTCTCAACATCTATTTTACCACCTAAAGATATTCTACCACCTCCCGGACCATACATAGCTTCATCACGGTCATTTTGTTCTTGGTCACCACTGTCCTCTCCTGTATCAACAGGTGCTACTTTAGTTGATTGTACTTGTGTCGGCTTAGCTGCTTCTTTAGGTGCTTCTTCTTTTCTAACAAATCCGTCTGGTGTAGGATACAATGAATTTCCTATACTGCCATCTGGATTTAATACATGAGGTATCATACGAACCTGTCCTGTTGCTTCATTAACATATCTCACATTCTGTGTTTTAGGTGCTCCACCTGCACTCGTACCTAACAAGTCCGTAAAAGTAGCAGGAGCATAAGGTGTACCTGCATTTGGTGCAGCAGGTGGTTGATAAGCCTTGCCTACGTTTGGTATGTAAGCACCTTGTTGTGCATAAACTACTCCACCTTTATTATACTCCATTTCTGCTTCGTTGTCAACTTCTTCTTCAATATCTAAGTCATCTATATTAAAAGGCATATCATCAGGTATAATAGCTTCTTCTGAATTACCCATCTGACCCATGTCTTCCATCTTCTGTAGACCCATCTTAGCCTTTTGTCGCATCTGCATTAACTTCTCAAGACCTATGAATCTTACTACGTCAGCAGGAAATACAAACTCTCCTTCACTTAACTGTGCAGGTATGTCATCTCTCACTTCTTCTCGTGTAGAGCCTGATGGTACATCGTTGCCTGATACTTCATCAATCATACCACCTTCATCTTTGAGACCACCGTCTTCAAACATTTCCATTTGTTTACTTAATGCCATTTACTTCATCCCTTAACAGTTTTAGCTTATTCAGAGTTGCAATAGCTCCCTGCGACCTATGTAGAGTAGTTGTATCACTAGACTGTTCTAGTATCTTATGTTGTTGCTTCACTAACTCATCAATGTAATCATTGAAGCTGTTCATTAGTTTGAGGTTGTTCACTAGCGGCTTGATTTGCTGCAGCACCTGCTTGTCCATCATTTCCTGAGAATCCTTGTTCATTTGGTATAGGAGCTTGTCCTGTACCTATATTACCACCACCTGCTCCTGTGGGGTCTAATGGGTTAGCACCGACAGGTGGTTGACCTGCCTGTGGTTGAGGTTGTTCACCTTGCATACCCTTTAATATTTCTGCTTGTAAAGCTGCTTCATCCATGTTATTAGTAACCTTTTCAGGGTCTAGTTCCATAGACTTAGCTATCTCTCTAATAATGTATGGAAACTTAGCAAACGGAGCTAATGCAGGATTAGATGCTACCTGTAAGAAAGACATTAATCTCTGACTACGTACTTCGTTAGCCATGAGACTTTCTGTACCTCTAGCCTGTACTTCTAAGTCACCTTTAATATCTTTGTTAAAGTTAAATTGCATATTAAATCTAAACATACCCTCGCCTAGCGGCTTAAGTAAATAATCGTCTACATTCTTTATAACAGTCTTAATACTACCTGCCGCTGCGTTCATAAGCATTGATATACCTGATGCAGTTCTACCCACACCCTGCACACCTGTCTGCCCATGAGCAAACGATGGAAAGCCTGTACTCTCATCTGCAAGTTGTCTTGCTTTGTCAAATAGTTGTAAATTCTCATTTGACACGTTAGGAAACTTAGTACCAAAGATAGCTTGACCCGGAGCACCACCTTGTCTTCTAAACACTTTGCCCGGATACACAGATAAGTCCTGTCCCGGAACTAGGTTAGTTTCATCTACCTCTATAAGTAAGTTACCTGACAACACAGCATTGTCTACAGACATTCTCATAAATCCATTCATAAGTGTCTGTGTATCATCCATGTTCTCAGCTAAACCTACACCAAAGAAAGAATATGGATTAAGTTCGTAAGGAGCTGCCATGTAAGGTATAGTGGCAGGTTTGAAAGGATTAAGAACCATTCTTATTAACTTACCATTACTAATCCATATATTAGCTTGTAGTTCATCAAATTCCTTAAGTTCTTTAGGTATATCTACCTCATTTTCCTCAAGCATATCAACGTCACACATTCCCCAATATTCTAGTACTTCAAATCTATCTATTCCGTGGTCTGCCGCATAGTCAGATAAATCATCTTCCCAATACTTTTTATCATAAGACTCACCTGATGCAATTACTTCATCAATAACATTGCCACGAAAATAAGGTCTCTTCTTTAATCCACGTAGTTGTGTTCTTGACATCTTATGTCTTTCAATTACATATTGTGCTTCATCCATGTTAGCAGCGTCAGGGTCAGGAAAGAAATTCCATACTGATACATGTGATGTAGATGGTACAGTCTTAAATACAGGACTGTAGTTACCTTCTTCATCCCAATTAGGATATTCTTTATCTACAGCAAAAGGACCTTTCATTACTCCTGTTCCGAATAATGCCATCTCAAATGCTGTGCTTCTTAGTTGTTTACTAGTGCCTGACTCTTGTAGTTGGTCCATGATTTGTTTTTCCATAGACTTAGCAGCTACCATAGCAGGACTAAATGTAACAGCAGAAGGTGTTTTACCTACCCCTTCTTCCAACCCTTCAATTTCTCCCAACTTGTCTTGTAAAGGACCCAGCCTTTCTGCCAATGTTTTTTCAGTAGCACCCTTCGGTAAATCCATGCCGTCACCATTAAACCCATAAGGCGAAGACATCTCAGTTTCTCCCTTAAGCTGTTCAGGCATCTTTGGGTCAAAGTTAACATCAGCTGCGACACCTTCAGGTAACACTGTTGGCTCAATGCTAATAGGAAACTTGTTCCCTGCAAATAGGACATCAACAATCTGTCCATAAGCTGCGAGAGTTTTTGTTTTGGTAACTTTAATAAATACTCTTGACTTTTCTGCTTCAGTAAATTGAACATCACTTCCGTATAACCCCCTATAATTTCTATAAGACCTTAACCATCTTTCTTCATCATTACTACGATAGTCTTCGGCTCGTTGGTATCTACCCATAACAAACGGTATAATACCACTTACTCCTATGTCACTGACTATTGATTCTTTAACATCTTCTAATGCTACTGAATCATCGTCTAATGTTACTTCATCTTTTTCTGCCATGTTATATCCTTAATATCCAAATGTAGAGTCTGCCATTGGCATACTACTGTTAGGTCTGCCCATTGGGTCATAGTCAAATATACTAAATCTCGGTCTTGACATTATACCATATCTTAATGCATCATACAAGTGGTCTTCTGCTCTTGTGTCTACATCTTCTGGATTCTTTTTATCTAATGGTAATGCAGGTAACTGCGATACCATATGTGTACAGGTATTAAAAAATACTAATCTTGGTTCTTCTGTAAACTCATCTACCTGTAATCGTCTATGTATTTCATTCTTTCCTGATACACGACTACCCTTACTTCTATCTGAAGGTCTAAAGCGACATCCCTTCATAATCATTTGTTCAGCCAAAGAAGGACCAGTATCCCCACGTTTATGCCAAAGAGAACTATCCAGAACCCCATACTTAATATTTCCATCATCGGCTTCAGCATCCAATATCATATCTGCCAAATCTGTGGCAAGTACTTTGCTACAATACAACTCTCTATATACAATAATCTGCTCGTCTGGAGAAACAGCAAACCACAACACACCACTATAAGAGCCATAACCGTAATCACAAGCACGAAATTTAACCCAATTTCTTGGAATTGAAAAAGGCTCAACAACGTGAATATTCCTATCAAACTCAGTAAAAGCAGCACCTTCTTTAATATCCCAATCACCTTCAAGCAACTGCTTACGTTGGTGTTCAGGTAAGGATAAAAGCATTGCTTCATAGTCACCTTGGGCAGACAAGTATGGGTTGTCTGATAATCTTGCAGGGATAAATCTACGTTTGAATAGAGCTTGTCCTGCTTTACTGTGTCCTTTTGGATAGGAAAGAACATTCCCTGATTCAATATCTGTGGCATCAAATTGTCTTCCGTATGGTGCAGGGTCAATAAACATCTTCTTGACCCACTGATGTCCCGGACCTCCGGGGTTAGTTGTTGCTCTCATGTAGACAGGCAAATCCTGTGCAACTGAACGCAAACGTGAACGCATATAGTTCCAAGCATACGGAGTAGACCATTGGGTTAGTTCGTCAAACCCTATCCAACTAAATGCCAAACCTTGATAACGAAGTACATCATCATCACGGTCTAAGTATGACATCCATAACCTTGCACCTGATGGTGCTTCCCATTGCATCTTTCGTTCTGACCACTTTATACCCTTCCATATTTGTGGGTATATTTCTTTTGACTTAAATATAAGTTCTCTTAATTCTTCTGTCGTGTGTCGTAATAACAATCCACTAAACGATGGATGACCCATGTAACGTAAAGGGTCTGCTAACATGGCATAAGACTTACCACCACCTGCTGAACCACCATATAGTACTTCTCTTTCTCCTGCTGCAAGAAACTCTGTCTGAGGTCCTGCATTAGGTTTAAATACTACATTCTGTTCTTCTACAGGCACTGCTTCTACGTCTGCAACTTCCTGTATACTAGGCTCTTGCACCTGTTCTTGCTTCTTCAATGGCTTTCGCTTTTTGTATCGCCTTTTCGGCGTACTCAGACCACTTTCGGAGAGTTCTAGCCGTGTTCTTACGTTGTCTTTCATGCATTAACCTTTTTCTTAAACCCACGTGAGATATAACTCTATTCGTTTTAGTAGTCATCCAATTAGCTACTTCACGATAGGAATACTGCTTTACATACTTTCTTGCCATCTCTATGGCTTCTAACTCGTATGGTATTGGGTCAAGTAAGTCAGGGTCTTGTTCATTTATCTTGTATCCAAATGGAATAGTCCTAGCTATGCGAGGTATCTGTACCCATTCCTTTTGTTCTTCATCTTTTAAATCTGTTGGTTGTGGTAATTTCCACTTACCTACACTTCTATCCATCATTCTTTGCAGGTAATAGCATAACACCACCAGTGCTTTCTACTTGCATCTTCTCAGTCTTCACTAAGCCTGTCCTGTCTAGTAATTCTTTAGCTGCCATCATCTTATCTTTTAGACCTAGCTCTGTAGGGTCATATAAGCCACCTACCATAGCCATAGCAGCTTTAGGTGCGTTCCTACTCATAAAGAGTTGTGTAGCTTCTAGAATCTCATCCTTAAGCGATTTAACTATATCTGTAGTACTAGAGGTTTCAGAGTAACCTGCTAACTTCTTAGCTGATACTACATCACCACCTGCTTCATCAAATAAAACAGCTAGAAACTTTTGTTGTCTTTCAGTTAGTTCTCTACTCATGTTGGTACATTCTCTCTATAATATTGTCTATCAACGATTGCTATTAAACGTTTGGCTCTGTTAGGTGTTTGTTTATACCAACGAGAGTCTTCCATTTCGTCTGCCATTCTTTCCCAGTCCAAATCTTCTACGGCAGCAATCATATTTTTAAATTTGGATAATCTAGGTCTACCTAATTGAAAACACATATTGGCTAATACGTGTTGTATATCATCAGGTAGATTATTAAATTGCGAAAATAATAGGTTACAATCTTTTATAGTTGTTTCTATGTCTTTCGCAAACCAATCGTTTACTTGTTCTTCAGGTACAGGGTATCCTATAGGTTTATCGTAGTAATCTGCATCCCATTCTGTGATAAGATGTCCTATACCTCCAGTTAAATGATTTTCTGTGCAATAGTACAGTTCGTACTTTACACCCTCATCTTTCTCAATTTCTTTTCTGAGTGTATTAATATTCATGTTAAATGCTTCTTCCTCCTCCTGTATTAGGATTTCCTGCTCGTGGTGAGTCAGAAGTATTCTGATTTCTATCACGTGACCGTTGCGTAGGTGTTACTCTTCTTCTCGGCTTTGGGTCTCCTACAGGTCTACGTCTTCTTTTAGCATTTCTAAGTTGCTCTACTGTTGGTCTTCTTCGTATAGGTAATGTAGGTCTATCTAGTTGTTTTCTTGCTGCAGCTTCTAGTTGCTTTCTCTTTGCTTCTCTTTGAGCAGGTGTCATTTGTTGCATTCTTTTTCTAGCTGCTTCCGACTGTCTTCTTGCTAAATCTCTCATAGCAGGTGTAAATGGTTGTGGTTGTCCTCTACGTTGATTAAATCTTCTTCTAGTAGCATCCTTAGCTGCACGAACTGCTAGAAATTGTTTTCTTGCGTTTGGTGACATCTGAAAAAAATTAGCAGGTAGCCGCGGGTTTCTTCCCCTTGGCATCTGTGGTCTGCCATCTCCTAGTCTACGTGGTTCTACTTGAAGATTAGGTGGTCTTCTTCTTGGATTTCTTGGTACGTGAGCCATTCCTCTATGTGCTTTAATTACTGCTGTCTTTTTAGCTGCAGGTTTTTTTGCAGTTGTTGGTTTTTTTGTTGTAGCCATTATTTCTTCCCCATTATTTTCATTGCTTGTCCAGCACCTTTAATTCCAAAAGATGCACTAATTGCTATAAATAAAAGATATTGATACCACTCAGGTAATGTATTTAATACTTCAAAGCCTACTCTTACATATTCTGTCATACTAGGGATGAACACTAGTATAGCAGGTAAAAGTAAAACTGTCAAGGCAAATTCGTCTTTCCAACTATTATCTGTTGCATCTGCCATAGTATTTTCCCACTGCACTTCTCCTGCAGCAACTTTCTCAGCTACAACTGCTTTCGCTTTAGCCTGTGCTACTTTAGCCTGTCCATCAGCTTTAACCTTCTCAACTTTACTACTCATCCAAGAACTAGCTAGATTTGCTATAGGTCCTATTAACGCCGTAAACATGTACACTCCTTTTGTTTAAACTTAGTGTCAATCCACACTTTACCATAATATAAAATAAATAACCATAGTGTAAATAGAACACCTTCTACGTAACTAAGTTCATTCCATGCATCTAAAACCATGTTCTCCATTATAATCTCCTAAGACCTTCTTTTTCTTGTTTTTCTCTTAGAGCTTTCACGTGCTTGTTGAATAGATAGTTTCCTAGCTTCAGCAGCGGCTTCGCCAAGTTTAAGTACAATTTGTCTTTTCTCATCTAAATCTCGCCGTTTTTCTAGCAATCGTTTTGGGTTGTTTAGCCACTTGTTTACCTGCTCTAGTTGCTTTGCGTTTAACAGCCGAAGTGGCGGCGTATTCACTGGAAGAAAGAGCCTTAATCGCTTTTTCAGGTAGATAACGTTCACCGGTAGCTTTTGACCCTTGTGTACTAGGTTTACCACTTTTAGTTGTCCACTTCTGTTTTGTCCAATTTGCTAGTGACCTTTGTGGTGCTCTCATATGCTTCCTTAATCTCTTCTATTGTTCTATTGCATCCTATGCAGACATTTTCTTGCAACGTGCAGATGCCTATACATGGTGTTATAATCTACCTGTCCACTTAGCTACTAACCAAGCTGCTAATCCTGCAAAGAATATAATGATAATAAAACCTATACTATATCCTACAT